ATGGCAAGAGATGTAGTAGAAAGAGTGTTCTTCAAGGATACTGTCTCACTCACTGGTTTATGAGAAGAGGTATGTTAAGAAGGAAAAATAAAAGAAAAGATACATAATCTTAGATTGTGTTACAACACAACTAAAAGTTGTGTATGAAACATAATAAAAATAGAGGTGGTTAAAACGGAAGATGAGGTTGAGATTGTAAAGAAGATAGCATATCTGTTTGGAAAACCTAATTTTGGAAGTAAACCAAAAGGAATAAGGAAATTAAAACAGCTACGCATAATGGACCCAGCAAATGTCTGTATGATAATATCAAAGACACCATTTGGTAAGAAGATACTCTCAATATTCGTGAGGGAAGACGATACAGCCGAAAAAATAATGCATGACATAAAAGAAATGGCAAAATTCAAGTTCAGGACAAAGAAAGAAATAAAGGCAAGATATTCTGTCAGGTGTCTAAAACCTGCATTAAATATACTTGAACTATGTACAGATTGGGAAAGTGTGGAAATACAAATGAGAGACGACTTTCCTATCAAATTATCCAATGAACATTTCGATATTATTCTAGCTCCAATAGTCGAAGGATAAGAGGTGATAGATATGAATGAACAAGAAAGAGAAAAAACAGCAGTTTTATTGGTTGTGTTGGGTCTGATGAAGAGGTTTGATATTACAGTGGAAGATTTGAAGTTCTTCTACAAGGACCTTGAAGTGTGGTTTGATACTGCCATTGAAGGTGTGAAGAAACGACAAAAACGGTGTAGAGAAAACACGAAATAAATAGAAAAATATATATTTGACTACAATAATAAAACAAGTAGAGGTGATTATAATTGCTTCAAAAGAAAAAGATCTGGAGGACTTGGTGATGAACCTGAGCAAATCAATTCTTGACCAGAAAATTCTAAAAAGATTACAAGAGATTTCTCCCAAAGAGAAAAAATCTATTCTTAAACAGCTTGGACATAACAAGCTTGCACCGAAAGAGTATGACTTTGATTTTGGTGAAACACATGTGAAGATAGGCGTTATTTCTGATTCACACTATGGAAACAAACACCACGACTATTTTCTTGAAGCAAAGATATTCAAAGAGTTCAAGAACAAGAAAGTGGATTTTGTTATCGATGCTGGAGACCTGCTTGACGGACATGATATGCACTATGGGCAGTTCTGGGAACAGTCAGATGTAACCTTCGAAGGACAGAAAAAAGACTTCTTACAACATAGACCTTATATTAAAGGAGTGAAACAGTATTTTGTGTCTGGGAATCATATGTATAACGGGTTTGACAAGAAGCTTGGGTTTAATAGTGGTAAAAACATAGCGGATTGCAGAGACGATCTTGAATGGCTTGCTGATGCAGAGGCTGATATAAAGATCACTTCTAAGTATAGAATAAAAGTTATACATCCTAATGACGGGATGAACGCATACGCTATATCTTACAAAATCCAGAAAAAGTATGAGGCTATGGGTAAAGACGCACCCGATTTACTCATTGTCGGGCATTATCACAAAGCAGGCTTTTTTCCATACCTGGGAGGGTATCTGCTTTTACCAGGCACTACAGAAAGCCAGACAAGCTTCCAGAAAGGTAAGGGAATCTCTGTCTCTATGGGTGGCTGGATAATAGACCTGTACTTCAAGAAGAATAAAGAACTATCAAGGATAACCGCAGAGTTTATTGTAAAATGAAAGATATAAAAGGACTACAAAACGAGGATAAAGATGAATTATTAGAAGAGATTACAGAGGCTGAATACTATAGAATAATTTATTCTTATGTAGATCTGTTGGATAATACTAAATATAAACTTATAAAAGAAGTGAATGCGAAGATTACAGAGTATGATCGTCAAATTACACAAATAAAACGGAATCTTGAGAAGCTTAAACTGTACAAACAAGATCATTATATCAAATACTACTATGACCATAAAAAGAAGGATGTCGTTTACAAAGCCATTCCGAAAGAAAAGATAGGTTTTAAGAATGAGTAGCTCAATAAAAATCATAAAAAAACAATACGTGAACGGGTTTTATCTTCTTACCTTTAAATTCCCTGACGGAGATTCTATTGAGTTTATGACTTCTGAGACAACATATAATTCGTTACCTTATGGAGAATATTTCTTGGATGGTAAGAATGGACAAGGCTGAGAAGAAACATGATGAAGGGTTAGAGAATATTGTAAGAAGACTTATGTCAAGCAAGAATGATTATGTTATCTTTAGGAATTATAAGTTTCATCTAGGTAACAGAGTGCTTGAATCTGACGTCATAGCTTTCCATAGAGACTATGTTTTGATTTTTAAAACCACTAATAAGAAAAAACACCGTCAGAAGGCTTTAAAACAGCTCTCAGAAGCAAGAAAACGTTGGCTTGGGCATTATGATAATCATCACATTAAAACATTCTATGTGTATGAAAGAGGTGTGTACAAATGGGTTTGGTAGATATTGTAGAAATGTTCGAGAAACGAAGAAACAGACTTCTAGGTCTTATAGCAAGCGAGATAAGCGATGATGCAGCAATAATGGGATATGAGTACTGGAAAAGAGAGTATGAGAATAATAAAGCAAAGAACGTACCTGACGGTTACGTTGATACATGGGCTTACGAGTATGCACAGTCAAGACTTCTTGATTACTATACCAAACTTAAAAGGCTTAAATTCTATTTTGAGAGGGATGACAATGAAAAATAAATACCTATACATGTTTGGTCCTGTGGGCGAGGTGGAGAATGAATACCTTATAAGATTCACAGGAGATGATCAAAATCGAAGATGCAGAGGGACTCGAAGAGAAGGTTAATAAACACTATACACCTTTGGAGTATAAGATCGCATTGACAATATACAGTGAACAACACCCTTACCAAAAAGATAACCTTGATTACTGCATAAGAATACTAAGCAATCCAAAGACAGAAGAATGGAAGTATAAGATGTGGGAAGAGGAATTTTTTAAATTATTATGTATGTACAGGTTGGATATGGGAGACACAATATTCAATATGTATCTTAATATCTATAATGCAATAAAAGACGGTGGTAAACATGAAAAAAGCAATCAATAAACTGTTTAATATTATTAAGCTGCTTTACAAGTTTTTTATAGTCAGTACTGAAGGCAAGAAGGTTACCATAGAAGACGTGCAAAGAATACTGCATAGATATGCACCGACGAGTAAAATACATATAGCAGATTCTGAGTACTATCTGCCGAAGTATTCAATGATGGAGAAGATCGTGAAACTAATGCCAGTTAAATATATGAAGTATGAGAAAGAGAAGCATGACTGTGACGATTTTGCATTGATATTTATGGCAACAGTGAGACTTCTTCTTGGTAATTTTGCTGTGGGAGAGATATGGACACAAACACATGCATTGAACTTTTTCATTGACGAGAGAGAAAGAGTATGGCTTGTAGAGCCACAAACAAACAAGATTTTTAGACCTTCAAGTAAAGAGATTTATAGATTCATAAGAATATAAGAAGACAGGAGTATGTTATGAGAACTAGCTTTTGTGGGCAAGGGGCGGGTCTCCATACTCCTGTCTGTGAGTATTAATATTCTTTTAGAGCATATTCTATAGCTTTGAGTATTGCTGAGCTTATTACTCCAGCCACGCCTGCAGAGAGTATATTGTTGCTTACAAGCTCTGCTATGAATGCTGGAACAAGCACATATACAGCATTCTTAAAAGCACTCCAGAAATTTTTGCTTAGCTTGAAACCTTTGAATGCGTGTAACGGATCTTTGAACAAGCTTGGACTTTTAACTTTTCTTGGCATATAATCACCTCGCTATTTTAAAGCCGCCCAGACGCTTATGGCTAGTGCAGCTATACTGAAAAATATCCAGACAACATATCTAAGATTGAAATTTGCCTGTTTACGTATGGTTGCACATTCTGTTTTCATTACTACACTATTCTTAATCTCTGAGATCTGCTTTTCAATATTTTCTATCTTGTCATAAATCATTCTATTAGTTATTCGTATGAAGGTTTTATCCCCGTTGTTATTCTCGTCATTCAATGTACATCACCTACTTGTATTGTAAAGATAAACTGTCTAACCTGGCATCTGGGTCTATTATCCTGACTCTGATAATAAGATTCTGTCCTGGATAATCAAGATCTGTGCGTGTTTCCCTATTTACAGAAGTGTAATTAATACCATTATCTGCTGAAACATAGACGGTTATTTTATCAAGCTTATCTCCGTATAGTTTTAAATATACTTCACTCACATTAGAAGTTGTTGTTCTTGTTTCACTTATCCAAGTACCGTTTGTCTCTCCTGATTGAAGTTTTAGATAACCATCAGAGATTTCTGTGCTTGAATGTGTGCCTGAGTCTTCATTGAACAAGAAATCATAAGAGTGTTCCATCTGGTATGGATTGCTAATGGTGGCTGATGAATCTTCTTGTTTCCGTATTATTTTCTTTAAGACATGTTCTATCTTTTGCGGTTCTTTGTTTATGGTTACCTTTGTATATATCCTTCCACTGCTGGCTTCTATATGATGTTCATACTCAAGTATAAGATAACTGTTTGGTGCAATGTTATGAGTGGGAGAGGATATGTTTATTGACTGACCTGGTTGTAAAGTAGCAAGCAGTTTTGATGTCACGCTACCAACGATTGGAGGATCTTTAAGCTTGTTCAGATAGTAATCACCATAATCTTTAGCCTGTTCATATGTTGTCAAGTTCTCATTATTTCTAAGATCTTCCTTCCTTCCATATTTAGCTATAGACTCAGAGTCAGAAGCAGTATATAAGACCTGTATCCCATCAATGATAGCACCATAGACTTTTATGACATTCCTTACTTGGGTTATGTCTGGTGCAAAATCTGATACATTGAACAGATTTGTGCCTTCAACAATGGCTTCACTAACATTACGTTCTTCACCCTCTGAGAAGTAATGACAATCAAGATTACAATCTATGTAAAAAACATAGCCTGAGTATGCACATAATTCTTCCACACAATCAAAGAATGGTTTTTCTGACCAATTCACGCTTACAACAGTAGATTCTGTCTTGACATTGTTCGTTGTGAAATCTGAGGCATACTGTAAAATGATAGACTTCAGAATGTCTGATGTTGTCATGTTTGAGTATGTGCCTGTGACCCTTATATCTTTGAGTCTTACAGCTTCAGATCTGCCTTTAATCTTAATCATGTTATCAGCATGCGAAGGTTTTTCTATCCTACCTCTGAATCGTAATGTTGTAGCAGTAGTATCATAGTCACAATAAAATCTGAATATCTCATTACCTGTCCATTTATCAGAGAACTCGTTATTGACATTAAACACCTCAGCCTCAAAACCACCTATGCTCTCAGTAGAACCGTCTTTTATGACTAGAGATTTTATCTTAGTGGTTATGTCATCTATAGTCCCATCACTACGTTCAACAGTGATTTTATACACTGCATCATTCAATGGAGGAATCCAGCTTCTTACCTTCATATGTTTTAAACTTCTTACTGCCATTTTAACTCAAAGCCTCTGAACATGTACAATCTTCACAACAACCTCTGAAATAAAACTCTGGCTCGAACATATACCAATTAGTATAGCTACAGCTATAATTAGCCCAGAACCAAAGTCCTGTGTTGTATAATAAGGATTTGCTGCTAAGCAATTGATACCACGTGTTCTCTGAGCTTAGCTTGATAGCATTGTTTACATTATTATCTGTTGATACTGCTAAGGTTACACAAGGCAAGCTATCATTGATAAGTATTGAGAAATTCATTGGGTCTGTAGCTCCAAGCATGGTTATGTTAAGCAATGGTGTGTTTGAATCCTGTCCGAAAGGTTCTACGTTCTTATCACTGGGTGTTCTTGGCATGAACTCTATATAATTAACCCCGCTTGGTAAGCTATAGTTCCAATTACTATACCTTACAGGCACTGATAGGGTTACTGTGCTATTAGGATATGACTCATTATACACAGTAAATATTACATCACCATCACCAATATATTTCCATGATGGTCTTATTGTCAAAGTTCCGTTTATGCCATAGATTGTGAAATTAACCTGTGTAGGATTATCTTTTACTATCTTCGAAACATTGTCTTTAATAATAAGTATTCTTGAGATGTTCATTGGTATGTTTATGTCAGATATATTAAGCATGCCTGCTGTATCACTCTTAATATTTATCGGCACATTATCACAGAATAGCTCTGTATTAACATCACAATACTGATTCCTATTAACATCCAATGAATCACATGTGAAGGTAACATTGTATGTTGTTGATTCTGTGACATTACCTGTCATATTCCATTCATACACACCATCACCACCAGCATCAACCTCTATGTTTGAAGGATAGATATTCTTTATGTCGAGCAAATAATTAATGATGTGTGGTGGGTTTGTGTCTGTGGAAGTGCCTCTATCAATATCTGCTTTAAACGCAAGCACATTGCTTGTCCCATCAAAATTTGTAACAGTGTTATTAAAGGCTTGTTTCCATGTTGTTCCATTATCATCACTGATGTAGTATCTGATAGAAGATCCTGAAGGCTCGAAAGCATCAACCTTGAAATATACAGATATTATTTTCTCTGTTGATAATTGATGAATATCTAAGGCTGTGAAGTTTACAGTAGTGTTATAATAATCCGAAGGTTCTCCATTAAAGTATAACCCTATACCACCAAGCTGGATATATGATAGATAGTTATAAGCGTTAGCATTTGATGTGCCTTCCATTTTTATTGAAGATACGGCTTTAGTTCTAAGATAGAAGCCATACTTCTTACTTTTGTCAATAGTTATGGATGTTGAGTACACTCCATTCTTATAAACATCATACGTTGAAGAGTTCTCTGTCCTGTTCATTATTATCGTCATAGTACCGCTTGCAGAGTTATCGTCTGCATCATC